CCGCATTCTCTGGTCGCCCTGGATCATCTGATTCAAACAGTGGTGGTGGTGTTGGTTGTGTTATTGATAAGAGTATCTACTCTGTCACCTCCAACGGCTCTATGCTGTTTGACTCCTTCACGCAATTCCAAGATGGTGGTGTAGGTTTCTGGTGTAAGGACCTAGGTAACGCTGAAATCGTTTCTTCCTTCACCTATTACGCACACATTGGTTACACTTGCACAGGTGGTGGTAGAATCCGCTCTGTTGCTGGTAACAACTCTTATGGTGAATATGGTTGTGTATCGTCAGGTACCGACCCAACGGAGACCGCACTTACAGGTACTGTTAGAGGTCAGAGACTCAATTTCCTTTATGATGAGAATTCAGTCCTATTCAAGAAACTTGAGCAAGTTGTTCAAGGCGAAGATGACGGAGCTGGCAACATTGATTACTCTACAAGCAACGCAAACTATGCTCTTGCATTGGTCCTATATGTCCAAGACGAGTATCTACTAATCGAGCCTATTACGGGCACGTTTGCAAACGGTCTTCCAATTCAAGGTGTCTCTTCAGGCACCGTTGTTGGGTCAGGCGCTACAGGCACAACAGATGTTGCAGCAGCACTTGTAGGCATCTCTGGTAAAATCTTTACCATGGATAACCTACCTGTTTCAGCAGGACAAGCAGTCCTACCAAGACCAAACTCTTCAACAAACTTCCTGAATGTTGCTGGATCGTCACAGTATGATGACACTGGATTCTTCGTTGTTGCTGAAGTTGTTGACCCATCAACTGCTCAAAACCTCTCACTAGATACTCTCCGTAGATACGACAATCCTGGTGCAGCACCAACTGGTGTTGAAATTCAGAGCATTGCATATTCTAGCGATACTGTAACTATTGTAACATCTTCTTCGCACGGTTTAACTTCTGGAGATGAAGTAATTGTTGTGCTTGCAAACCCAATTTATCAAGCATATGGTAGTGGCGCTTTTGAAAGAGAAACAATTTCTCTTATCGACGGCACAACATTCTCATACTCACAACCAGGTTTAAATGACATCAGTCCTGCTGTCAACCAAGGTGGATCTAAGGTTTACCTACAGAGCAGCAGTGGTGGTAGCACAAAAGCAGTACATACTGGTGGTACTGACGTTGACCTCTATAATGTCTCTTCTACTACAACTAGATTGGACAGAGCAGGCACACAGGCTTTAGACAGCTCAACCACTGACATCACCTTCCAGGATACTTCTATTCTATCTGGTATGTCTGCTGGTGCAGGTAATTTCATTCTTCTCGGTAATGAGATGTGTGAAATCAGTGCAATTAACGCTGGTCTTGGTGTAACGGTTACTAGAGGGTCCGAAGGTACTAGTGCAGCAGAGCATGCTGACGGTAGCGTTGTTTACTATGTAACTAAGACATCGGCAGCAACCACACTTAAAGGTGATATCGATACAGCAGTAAATTCTCTACCTGTATTCTCTATCGCTAGTTTCGATGCTAATGATATCATCAAAATTGAGAATGAATTCTTAAGAATTACTGCTGTTAACTCCGCTTTAGTTGGACAAGCAACGGTTACATTCTCACAACCCAAAACAACTGCTGCAGCAAGTGGTCAGTCCTTCGAGATGCGTCTAAACTATTCACAGGTTAGACTCACCTCTCATGACTTCCTACTTGTCGGCACAGGCACCAAGACAACTACAAACTGGCCCGATCAACCTCTACAAGATGCAAACCAACTTACAGAGGTTTATGAAGACTACCCAGGTCGTGTATACTATGTCTCCACTGACCAAGATGGTAACTTCCGTGTTGGCGATTTCTTCAAGGTTGAGCAAGCAACTGGTAGTGCAACACTAGATGCTAACGCATTCGACTTAAGCGGTCTTGCTTCACTACGACTAGGCACCATTGGTGCTCAGTTGGGAGCATCGATTAATGAATTCTCTGTAGACCCAACTCTTGGTGGTGACTTCGCTAGAGATACTGCATGTCCTACTCAGTTAGCAGTTAAGTCATATGTTGACGCACAAACTGGTGGCGGTATCGGAAGATCTGCACAACTGGTGGGTGTTAATACTTTAGAGTCATCTGGCACAACTGCAACTGTAACATCATTCGTAGCGAATAACGTTTTCCAAGGTGATGAAGTTATTATTGAAGGCGCAAACCAAGCAAATTACAACGGATTATTTATTGTCCAGAGTATTGATACTGCAAATAATCAGTTTACTTATACAATGCCTGGTACTGCAGTTTCTCCTGCAACTGGTGCTATTACATGTGAAAGAAAGCAGAAAATTACTACTGACTTAGACATTGTTGGTAACACGAAGACACGTCCTACCTGGAATGAATCTTCTACTGTCTTCAATGCAATTGACGTTGATGTTACTGATACCAGCTCCCAGAGTACATCCAATCTAATCAAAGCAGATGTTGGTGGAAGCACCAAGTTTGCTGTTGACAAAGCAGGTAATATCACTGCTGCTGGTAACCTAAGTATTGCAGGCACAACAACCACTGTTAACTCAACCAATTTAGAAATCACCGATAAGGAGATTATCATTGGTAGCGGTGCTGCTGATGCTGCATCTGCAGACGGTGCTGGTATTGTAGTTGGCACATCGGGTAGACAACTTAAGTATGATAACGGTAACACCAGATGGAATCTATCTGATGCTCTCAACGTTGGTGGAAACGGTCTACAAATCGGTGGTGTCCAAGCCATATCACAGAGCACTCTTGGTAGTGGTGTTGTTAACTCTTCACTAACTAGTGTTGGTGAATTGAATGGACTACAAGTTAGTGGAGTCTCTGGTTTTGCTGGAGTCCAGGAAAGAGTTAACGTAAGGACTTCTGGTGAGTCTGGAAACGTAACATACGACTTTGCTTCTCAAGGTGTTTACTATCACCCATCACTTGCTGGTGACATCACAATTAATGTCAGCAATGTCCCTGTTGCATCAGGAGTGCCGAGAGCATACACGATTGCGACAGTTGTTTCTCAAAGTGGAAGCCCACGTAAAGTTAACAACTCTTTCGGTATCAATGGCAGCTCTTACACTATTAAGTGGGCAGGTGCCAGCGCCCCAACTGGAAATGCAAGTCAACATGATATCTGGTCTATCTCAATGGTATACGACGGCAGTACATGGAATGTTTATTCCGCTGCTACAACCTTCGGTTGATTTAATATATAATATAACAGGAGGAAATTAAAATGCCATTTTTAGGAAGTTTTACAGGAAGCAAATCTTTTGGAGGATTTGGTGGAGGAGGAGGTAGTATCGCTGATTGGATTACTGATAACTCGTTTAATCTGATAAGCGGGACGAGTGGGCAACCGTCCGCAGTTTATGAAAGAGTATTTCAGGGTACTAGTGGTGGTGATTATAATGCATCACAAGCTGATATAAGTTATACTTTGACAGCACCACCTGTCCCAGTAAATGTACAAGTATGTCTTGTTGCAGGCGGTGGTGGTGCTCCAGGCGGCATCGGCGGCGGTGGCGGTGGAGGCGGAATATTATATCACCCTGCTTTCACACTATCCACTACTACTGATATTAATATTACTGTCGGTGGTGGTGGCAATGGCGGCGCAAGTCATGGTGCATATGGTGTGAAAGGAAATGATTCTACTTTCGGCACTTTACGTTGTGATGGTGGAGGTCGTGGTGGCAGGTGGTCAGGTGAACCTGGACAACCTGGTGGATCTGGTGGCGGTTCTAACGCTCATTGGGGTGGTTACTACTCTGGTGGACCTGCTACTAATCCAACAAATCCTGGTGCATCTCACTATGGAAACCGTGGTGGGCAGAAAAATGAAACCCCGACATATATTGGTGCAGGCGGAGGCGGAGCTGGTGGAAATGGGTATTCCCAAGGCGGAGCTGGTAGGGTCGTGTTAGGTAGAGGATATTCAGGCGGCGGCGGTGGCGGCACCCATTATGGATGGGGATATTATCCTCCTTCTTCAGGTGGCAGTTATGGCGGCGGTAGAGGCACTCAATGGCATCACAATGCTGGTATTAGTGGTACTGATAGACAAGGTGGTGGCGGTGGATGTGGTCATCACTCTCCAGAAAATGCTGGAGGAAGAGGTGGAAGTGGAGAATGTATCGTCAGAGTAAAAGGAGACGGAACGACAATCTAATAAATAGTTGAAACAATAAATTTACATTATGTCTTATTCTTTTGAGAATATTACTATCGTTGGCGGTGGTTCATCTGGTTGGATGACTGCCGCCACTTTTGCTAGGTTTTTTCCTGATAAAAATATTTCAATTATCGAGAGTCCTGATTACCCAATTGTGGGTGTTGGAGAAAGCACACTAGGACAAATTAATATATGGATGTCTCTTCTTGGTATAGAAGATAAAGATTTTATGAAAGAAACTGATGCCTCATATAAAATGAGCATCAAATTTACAGATTTTTATAAAAAAGATGCAGGTGGATTTCATTATCCATTCGGAGAAAGAAAATTAATTGGAGATAATTTTGACCATTTAAATACATGGTTTTTTAAAAAAGCATTAAAACCAGAAACACCTGTACAAGAGTATGCTAGAGTGCATTATAATTCAATGCCTCTAATTGAAAACAATAGAATTACAAATGATTTGGAGTGGTATCCGTTTAATTTTAAATGGGATACAGCATATCATTTTGATGCAACTAAATTTGGACAAGTATTGAAAAAAAATTATTGTTTACCTAGAGGTGTTAATCTTATCCAAGATACCGTTGATAATGTAATTGTCAATGAAGATGGTATCGATTATCTAATTCTTAAAAGTGGTGCTACACATAAAGCAGATTTATATATTGATTGCACAGGTTTTAAGAGTTTATTGTTATCTCAAACATTAAAAGAAGAATTTATTTCTTTCAATGACATTTTGCCAAATAACAAAGCATGGGCAACACATCTTCCATATATTGATAGAGAAAAAGAATTAGAGTGTTTTACTAATAGCACTGCAATATCAAATGGATGGTGCTGGAATATTCCATTGTGGTCTAGAATTGGCACGGGATATGTTTACTCAGATAAATTTATTAGTGACGAAGAAGCATTAGAAGAATTTAAACAATATCTAATGTCAGATAAAGTTATTATTCCTAGGACTAGAGAGCAAGTGGATGCAATGACATTTAGACCCATAACTATGCGGGTTGGTATTCATGATAGAACGTGGGTAAAAAATGTTGTTGGCATTGGATTAGCAGCAGGATTTGTGGAACCTTTAGAAAGTAATGGATTATTTACAGTTCATGAGTTTTTAATTAAATTAATGCGTACTCTACAACGTAGTGATGTATACACCCAGTTTGATGTAGATACATATAACACTTCTACTAAAGAAATGTTTTATGAATTTGCTGAGTTTGTTGCTATACATTATGCTTTATCAAATAGAGATGATACATTATATTGGAAAGATGTCACTCGGCAAAAAAATAGAATGACTAACGATTTAGTTTCTAGAATTACTAGACCAACCAATGCTGTTGGACAAATTCACTGGGCAAAAAATAATGATAAAAGATGTCCTGCAGATTCAACTAGCGGAAATCTTCCTATTGCTGCAGGAATGAATTACAATTTCATAACAAAATTAGATATAGATTTAATGAAGATAACTAATCCAAATACGGATTATGAATTTTTGATTGAGCAAAATAGTGAATCGTGGGAATATTGGTATTCTAAAAATTTGAATAAAGCTATGAAATGTCCTACGTTACATGATTATTTAAAGACTAATATTCATACAGATAAATAGATAAGAAGGGTCTCTTTGTATTCATGTCTAAATCCAAACCTGCTACAAGGCAAGAATTAATTGATTACTGCCTTCGTAGACTGGGTGCTCCAGTGCTAGAAATTAACGTAGACGAAGACCAAGTAGAAGACTTGGTAGATGAAGCACTGCAGTATTTTAACGAAAGGCATTTTGATGGTGTTGAGAAAATGTTTCTCAAGCACAAAATTACTCCTGCAGATGTAACTCGTTTCCAAGAGAGTAACACTAATACCACTGCTCCAAATGGAGATGTGTGGGAAGAGAGAAATAACTATATTGAAATGCCCGAGCATGTTATCGGTGTTGAAAGATTATTTTCTTTTGTTGCTAGTAGTATTCGTGGAGACTTGTTTGGCATCGAATATCAAATGTTTTTGAATGACTTATATGCATTCGGGTCATTAGATATTCTAAACTATTATATGACCAAATCGTATCTAGAAACTCTAGATATGGTATTAAATACTGGTGCATTTATTCAACTTAGATACACCAAAAGGCAGAATAGACTCTACATTGATTATGAAGCAAAGAATATGAATGATGACCGATACATCATTGTTGAGTGTTATCGTGCATTAAACCCATCAGACCACACAGCAATCTTTAATGATTTCTTTTTAAAAAGATATCTAACTTCACTCATCAAGAGACAGTGGGGTCAAAATTTAATTAAGTTTAATGGCATTCAACTTCCTGGTGCTGTATCACTTAATGGAGAAAAGTTATTCTCTGATGGACAGAGAGAGTTAGATGAAATCGAAGCGAAGATGATTTCAGATTACGAATTACCACCACTAGACGCAATCGGTTGATATGGCTAAAAGTGTATACTTTCCTCAGCATGGTGGAATCACCCCTGAGCAAAGACTTGTCCAAGATTTAGTTGATGAGCAACTAAAGTTATTTGGTGCTGAAGTTTTTTATATTCCTAGACAGATGCTCATTGATAGAGCACTGCAAGATGTTGTAATGTCTAAGTTTAAAGAAGCATATCTCGTAGAGATGTATCTTGTAAACGTAGAAGGTTTTGGTGCTCAATCAGAATTTATTTCTAAGTTTGGTCTTCGTGTTACTGATGAAATTACTTTCGTTGTATCACAGAGAAGATGGGAAGATGTTATGGCAAGGTCATTGACTCTTACTATTCCTGCAAGACCAAATGAAGGAGACTTACTTTATTATCCTTTAACAAACGATTTTTATGAAATTAAATTTGTTGAAAGAGAATCTCCTTTCTATCAGTTAGGAAAAATTTATTACTTCACTATGACTGCTGAAATCTACGAGGCAGGCAATGCTATCTTTGAGACTGGTAATATCAACCTTGATAGTATTGGTAAGGAAAGTCAAAATGCATATGAATTCCCCGTATACTTTAAAGACGGCGGCACTGGTAATTTTGATGTTATGGAAAAGGTAAGACAGTTGTATGTTGATACTGCTGGCAATAACGTAGTGGTAGAAGCAACTGTTGCTGCCTGGGACCCTACTACAAAAGAGTTAAAACTTACCTATATAAATGGAGATTTAGTAGAAGATGCTAACATCATTGGTCAAACCACTGCTGCTACATGGGAAGTAGAATCCTTCTCTACTATTGATATCGATCTTGAAAATAATGACTTCTCTCAAAATCAATACCTTGAAGATTTTGGCGACGATATTATTGATTGGACCGAAGGAAACCCATTCGGTGAGTATGGAAACAAAACGGATAGCTTCTGATGTTAGGGAATCATTTTTACCATTCATGTATTAAAAAAACTGTAGTTGCTTTCGGCACTCTGTTTAACAACATTCAGGTCATTAAATTAGACCCAGAAACGAATGTTGAAATTGAGCGTCAAAAAGTAGCAGTTGCTTATGGACCAAAGAATAAGTTTCTTGCTCGCCTTGAGCAGAATCCTGAGGTAGGTCGCAAGGTTGCTATTACGCTTCCTAGAATCTCATTTGAGATGACTAATATGGATTACGACCCTTCTAGAAAGACGAGTCCTATTCAATATTACCTGAAGGAAAATGGGTCTGCTGCTACTGCTAAGAAGCAATATATGCCTGTGCCATATAATATTGGATTTGAATTAGGTATTATTGCAAAGTCGCAAGATGATGCTCTTCAGATTATTGAGCAGATTCTTCCATTTTT